TGTGAATAAAGCATATCAAGCATCACTTCAGCAAAACCCAACACTGTATAAGCTACTTAATATAGGGGTTCCTACTGAGGAAAATACAGTTAAAAAGTTTAATCTTGCTACTGGTACTATAAATTAAATAACTCTCATTAGGAAATAGTATGCCAACACAAGTTGATATTCCGGGAATTGGTATTGTTGAATTCCCTGATGGGATGACTGATGATCAGATTTCTCTTGCTATTAAAAGAGATATCTTAAAGCAAGAACCAACTCCTGTAGTTGCTCCACAAGCAGCACCAGAACCTCCTGCTGAAGGTTTTATTGATCGTACCACTACGGCTCTTAGAGATATCCCAGAAGCTATTGCTCGTGGCTATTATAACGCAAAGACTGGACTAAATGTTCTTGGTCTTGAGTCTGGCTATTTAACCCCTGAAGAAGCTGCTGCTAATATTGCTGCTAGTACTGAAGCTGCAAAGCAATATGCTATGCCAGAATCAGTTCGTAAGGGTATGGAAGAGATTCAAAACGCTCAAGGGTGGAAAGAGACAGGTCTTGCACTTGCAAGAAACCTTGACGTAATTCCTTCTGTCCTTGGTGAAAGTATTCCTGCATCTGCAACATCAATTGGTACTGGTCTTATTGGTGGTTTGCTTGGTGCTGTTGCTGGACCTGTTGGTGCAACTGCTGGTCTTTCTACTGGTGTTGGTGTTGGTTCTGCTGCGACAGAATATGCAAGTTCTCTTAATCAATTTCTTACGTCTAAAGGCGTTAACACGTCTGACCCAGATCAGTTAAAGGCAGCTTTCTCTAATCCAGACCTAATGTCAGAAGCACGTAATGATGCCGCAACTCGTGGTATTGCTGTTGGTGCATTTGATGCTCTATCTGCTGGTATTGCTGGACGGTTATTTGCTCCAGTTAAGGGAGCATTGGGTGACAAGGCTCTTGGTACTGTTGCTGGAACTGGTGCAGAAATTATTAGCCAAGCTGGTGCTGGTGCTGGTGGTGAAGCTGCTGCACAATTAGCAACAGAAGGTAAAATTACATCTCCCGGAGCAGTTGCTCTTGAAGCAGTGGGTGAAATTGTTCCCGGTATTGCTGAGGCTGCTATCAGCAAGGCAACTGGTGCTCGTACTACTGCAGAGTCACCTATTCCCCCACCATCTTCTCTTCGCGAACAAGCATTAGTTGAGTTCTATAAAACACCCGGTGCAACAGAAGTTGCTACTGAGGCTGACCGTATTTCCACTGAACAACTCGCGGCTCAAGACAAAGCATATAATGATAGTCTTGCTGCTGCAGCACCTGCTGCCACTACCGAACAAGTTGTCGCTGCACCTGTAGAGGCTGGTGCTCCTGCTGCTGTATCTACACAGGCAGGTGCTACTGTCGCTGCACCTGTAGAGGCTGGTGTTCCTCCTGTTGAGGCTCCTGTTGAGGCCGTTCAACCAGAAGCATCTGCCGTACCTACAGCCGTACCTACAGATGCTGTAAGACTGGCAAATATCTATATCGACAAGTTGACGGAACAGGATCGTCCTGAGTTGGTACAGAAGGTGCGTGACATCATTGCAACTAATGATGATACTGTTATTAATCGTGGTCTTAGTGCTGTAGATACCGTCTACGACATGATCAAGAGCGGTACACTAGATCCAAAGTTTGTTTCTCAAGGAAAGATTACTGACTCTGAAGGAAACGAAGTCGCTGGTGGTTACATGCCAGAGACACAAACTATCCGTTTAAACAACCTAGACTCGAATAGTGATTATTATGATCCAATTGCTACGACAGCACACGAGGCAGTTCACCATCTTGATAACCTAGCAAAGGGTACAAACTTTGCTCGTGTAAGTGACTCAATCTTCGCACCACTTGCTGCAAAATGGCAAGGTGGACGGGATCTTCTGTCTATTCTTCCTCGGTCTGTAAAATCACAATACGGCGAAGCCGGGTTAGATTATTTGGATAAGTCCCTAAAGGAACTTCCAGAGGGTGAGCGTAACCCATACGAGATTCGCGCCTATCTTATTGGTGCTCGTACCTATGACAGAATGTATGGCACGACTCCAAAGAATAAAAACTTTATTGGTAAAGCTCTTGACTTCGGGTCTGAGTTCGTGGAGCGTTTCGCGAATAAGATTTCTGGCGTTGGCTGGACATCTGCAGGTGACACACTCAATGCTATTTCCTCTGGCAAGTTGAGTCAGGGACTGATGAACCTTGGTATCGTAGCCAACCCACAGGCTACACCACAAACCACCCCCCAGAAGCCTCCAGCAGCCCCGTCAGAGACAGTTACACCACCTGTAGTAGCAACTGCACCTACTAAAGAAGAAGCCGCTGTAACGCCTCCTGTGGAAGAGGTTATTCCACCTAAACCTAAAGGTAAGAAAAAGTCAAAAGCTGCACCTACTGTTGATGAAAATGCTCCTATTACAGAATACGATAATGAACCATATGTTTCGCCATATGGTTTAGACGCTAAAAAAGAAATGTTCTCCCGCGCCGCAGCCCAGACAGGTAGCAACGCGAAGGAATTTCAGTCTTGGTGGAAGCAAAGCAAGGCTGCTGATACCACTGGTGAACCAGTTCGTTATTATAATGGTACTCCAAAAGACTTTAAGAAGTTTGCTGGTGCAAGATCAGGTGCAATGCCGGGTCTAAGAGGCCCATTCTTCTTCAGCCAAGATCCTGAGTTTGCTAATCGTTATGCAACAGAAGACCTTTCAAGAGGTGGAATTCAAGGACCAAATGAAGGTGGTCGTGTAATTCCTGTATTCTTATCTGTGCAGAAACCATTTGACTATAATAACCCAGATCATGTTGAGCAGGTCGTGCAGAAGATGTTTGATCTTGGTGAGCGTGATAGAACTCAAAGTAGAAAAATGGTTTCTAGTGGGTTCTGGAAGTTCTTGGAGCGTCCTGCAATTCAAAGAGCCATAAGGCTTTCTGAATATGATGGTTTCTACGTTGAAGAAGAGGGCATCAAGAACCTCGCTGTTTATAATCCTAAGCAAATCAAGGGTGTATTCAACGAATTCGCTCCCGGAACAGCAGAGTCAGAACAATTCTCTCGTGCTCGTGCTACTGGTGATCAATTCAGTACTGACATGAAGTCTAGGTCAGACAAGAAGTTTGGTGTTTATCCTTACTTAAGAGCGTTTACTAACGTTTTATTTGATCATAAGCGCAAGATCACGGGTAGTGTAAATCCAAACAATGCCGCTTTACAGATTCAATATCTAAATGAACTGGCACGTAACTATCCTAACCCATTGGTTGACGCTGAGACATTCACTACGATGGTGTCTGATGCGTTTGGATCAAAAGTAATTGATGGTTCTGTTCCACTTCCTCCTTACAACGCTATCAAAATGGTTCAAGATCCTACCATTATCGAACAGCAGATTGGCAGGATGAGTCCTAGTCAGCAGGAGATGGCTAAAGATGGCTTTAAACTTGGTGATCGTATCAAGGCGGCGTATGTAAGTAAAAAGATGACTCCAACACACACCGCAAAGTTTATACTTTGGGGTATGTTGAGTCGTGGTGTAAGCCCGTTCATTCAGGAAAGTGCTTTCCTTGACGTAGTAACAGAGCGTGGCAACAAAGCTGGTGTTGGATATTTTATTCAGTCTGCCCTTGATGGTAACTTCAACAAGCAAGAATACCTTGACTGGACTAGCATGATTTTGCCTGAAGGTTCTCCGGGCAATCAATCAAAGCATAATCTTAATGGATTTGGTGAATCTCTTGTAAAGCTTACTGAGACTCTTCCATCTGGAAAGACATTACTACAAGAACTGCACGATATGATTGCTGACTACAAATTATCTGGTAAAGAGATTCGTCGTCGATTCCATAGTATGAATACTGGTATTGGAATTAATAATAAAGTCCTATCGTTTATTCTTTTGGTATCTGGTCGTAATGATGTTGTTGTTCTGGACCGTGTGCAAATGCGTAACCTGTTCAATGACGGTCGTTTTGATTCCTATAATCTTTACGATGGCGAAAAAATACCAAAGATGGTAAAGAATCAAAAGACAGGCAAGACTGCTCTCAAGGATGTTCAAGATACTGGTACTGCCATGAACAAACTTGGTGATGACATGGTTGGTCTTATGTACTACGAAGCCATCGAACGTGGTATGAAAGACGCTATTAAGACGGCGTATAATAACCTTGGTCGTGGAGATGGATCACCGGGACAATTCCATTGGGAGAGTTGGGTTGCTACGTCCGCACAGGAAGTCGATCATGGTAGCATCGAAGGTATTCTTCGTGATGCACTTGGTGTCGTAGATCCATATTATCAGATCACTACACGTCAAGGTAAATATAACGAATTTACATCTGGCATGATATATGGCTATGATAAAAACGCAGCAGCATATGTCGAGCTTCCAGACGGCTTAGGAAACTTCTTTAGGTTTACACCAACAGAAGGTAAAGACGTTCTTGAAGTGGTTAAAGAGCCTAAAAATGGTATTATTCCTCCAAACTTCAGAGTGAGTCAAAATGTCACAGGACCGTGGTACAACAACAAACAAGTCAACAAAGCCAAGCTTAACCAACTATACTCCGAAAGAGGAACCTTGGTTTACGGAGATAATGCAGGACTTGGCAAAGCTGACACCGATGTCATCAGACCCGGACGTACAGCAGCCGCCACCACCGCCGCAGTAGAACGTGCAGTTGCTAGGTCTGGAGAGCAATTCTCTCGTGCAAGGATTGTTGATGCACCAAGCTTAAATAATCTTCCTACAAACGTTAATATTGAAGGCTATGGCAAGATAACTGCTGGTCCGTTTAAACCAGCTAGAGAAGCAGCTTATTCTTATATGCAGAAAGCTGGTCTGACGTACAATCCACCAACAGATTACGTTAAGGTAGATGTTAATAGAGCAAAGAGAATTGCTGACGCTTATGAGGCTATGGCTAATGCTCCACAAGATCCAGAAGTAAAAGCGTCTTATGATCAGCTTATTCGCGAAACTATGGATCAATGGGAAGCTATTAAGGAAACTGGATTAAAGGTTGAATTCTTTGATCCTAACAATGATCCATACAAAGCATCTCCACGCCTTGCTACTGAAGACGTGCGTAATAATAACCATCTCTGGGTATTTTCTACAGATGATGGTTATGGCACAACGGCGATTACAGCAAAAGATATTGCAAATAATCCTATGTTGGCTACGACTAAGGAAACATTCTCTGGAAGACCAGCAAGAGTTAATGATATCTTCCGGGTTGTTCACGATTACTTTGGTCACATTAAAGAGGGTGTTGGCTTCAGAGCAGATGGCGAAGAAAATGCATGGCGTTCTCATGCATCAATGTATTCACCATTAGCAAGACGGGCTATGACTTCTGAAACACGTGGTCAGAATTCATGGCTAAACTATGGCCCATTTGGAGACAAAAACAGGACTGCACAAATACAGGACACGGTATTTGCTGATCAAAAGGTCGGCTTGATGCCAGAGTTTACAATGTTAGAAGGTGCAGAGGACTTCTTGGCTCCTTCTGGTGAGCAATTCTCTCGTGCAAGAGCAGCACAGACTGCCATCAATGCAAGGATTCAGGCAGCACCTACTAATGATGGTATCGTGTCGAAGTTTGCGTCAGAAGTGTATGTAAAGGATGGTAGCCTTGGCAGTGGCCTTGGTGGACTGAAGGTTAGGTTCATTCAGGGTCTGTTTGATTATCTCGCACCACTAAAGCTTATTGCACCAAATGCATATAAGAAGTTCCGCATTGCCAATAACTCAGCAAGTATTGCTCTAAGTGTTATAGCTAACGGACCTATTGAGCGTTTCAAGGGTGGCTACAGGACTATTCCCGGTGCAAAGTCCCTTACTGCTATTATTGATGGTATTGGTAAAAAGTACGGCCCAGAGGGTGTTCATCTCTGGACTGGTTACATGGCTGCTAAAAGGTCAAATCGTCTTCTTCGCGAAGGAAGAGAGTCGTTGATGACACAGGCAGACATTGATGAGATGCTTGACCTCATTAATCAATACCCTGAATTCGAGACAGCACGAAAAGAATGGATAGAGTTCAATGACAAAAATGTTGACTTTGCTCGTGCAAATGGAACTCTTACTGCAAGAGAAGCAGCTTCTTGGAAGGCAAATGGTGATTACATTCCTTTCTATCGTGCTCTTGATGATGACGGTGGTCTTGTCGCTCCGGGTGTAGGAACACTTGCAAGGCAGTCTGATGTATCCAAGAAACTCAAGGGCAGCGATAAGCAGTTGGGTAATATTCTTGAGAACATGATTCTCAATACTGATCTTCTTGTCAGAAAAGCTATTCGTAACGATGCTCTACGTTCTCTTGAGCGTGAGGCTGCAGGAACTGGTGCTCTTCAGAAAATCTCAGGTGTAACGCCAACGTCAGTACTGACAACAGGCAAGAGCATCGCTGATGAAATTGCTGATCATCTTTCCAAGGTGATGGGTATCGATAGGACAGATCCAGCGTTTGACGTGATCGTACAGCCTATCATTGACGCGACAGATATGTCTGACGCTGGATTGATTTCATTGTTTGGGTTCAAGCCTAACATGGACAAGGACGTGATGGTTGTTCGTGGACCTTCAGGTATTGCTGGAGACACAAGCACGAAGAGATACTACAAGATTAAAGATCCGTTGCTTGTCACGGCGTTGACGTTTGTTCCACCTAGCAACCTTGGCTTCATGCGTCTTCTGACAGCACCAAAGACATTGTTTACTCGTGCAATTACGATGGCTCCACCATTCATGGCGGCTAACTTGTTCAGAGATACGCTTCAGGCACGGGTTCTTTCCAACGCGAAGACAATCCCGTTCTTTGACACGACGAAGGGTCTGTACGCCTCTCTCAGGAACACTCAAGGAGCAAAGGATCTTCAGGCTGGTGGTGGTTCTACAACGAACAACTACGACTCGTCGAGTTTAAACAAATATAAGAAGTTGACTGGATCGAAGTCTAATCCATTCATGGTTGTGCTTGGCAATGCTTGGGGTGCTTTGGAAGCTATCGGTAACGCGACAGAAGTTGCCAACCGAATTGCTATTCGCGAAGCAAAGCTTAAGTCTGGTGCATCTCTTGGTGACGCAAACTTTGAAGCACTTGACATCATGGACTTCTCGTTGCGTGGATCAAACGTAATCGTAAACTTCATGATTTCGACAGTGCCATTCCTTAATGCACGTCTGCAGGGTATGTACAAGTTAGGCCGTGCTGGGTTCAGCAAAGAGAACCGTGCCAACTTCCTGCTCATGGGTTCAATGTTTGCACTGGCATCGCTTGGTCTTGCTGCAATGAACGAAGACGATGAGCGTTATAAGAAAGAAACGAACGTATCAAAAGACAACTACATTCATATCTATCTTGACAAAATCCTGCCAAAGGAAGCTCTAATCGCCGCTGGTATCGATAAGTGGACTGAAGACTTTCATATTGCATTGCCAAAGCCGTTTGAAATCGGTGCAGTCTTCATGACTATTCCAGAGCGTATGTATGGCGTGTACAACGGAACTCAACAGGCAAAGGACTTGAGGGATTCTGTCTGGGGTATCGTTGGTACAACATTCAAGATGCACCCAGTCGAAATGATTCCGTACCCTGCTAAAATTGCAGCAGAGCAGATCATGAACGTTGACTTGTTCAGGAAGCAGGATATTGTCCCGGATTACAAGAGAGCACCGGGTTTTGAAGAGGCTGAGTATAAATACGACACCCCTGAAATACTCAAGGCTTTCTCTCAGGCCGTTAAGGATGGCACGGGCGTTGGTATCTCGCCACTAAGGGCAGAGAAACTTATTCGCGACTTTGCTGGAACGTTTGGTGAATACTTCATGATGGCTGGTGACATGGCCTACCGTGAAATGAATGGTATGCCACAGCCTATCAATAAGAGCCTTCTTGAAAGTGTGACTGGTCAGAGTCGATTTGTTAAGCCAAACTCACCTGCATATACACAGCACGAACAAGACTTCTACAACCTACATAAGGACATCAAGAGCATCGTAAGGGTTCTTGATACCTTCGATAAGGAAAGCCCTGAAAAGGCAGAGAAGTTTGAAGAAGCTAATGCTGCATATCTTTCTATGGAAAAGAAAGCTAACAAGGTAAGTAAGCAACTTGCAGATCTACGCAGTGCAAAGGAACAGATCTACAGAGAAGGTGGTCCAAACGCAGAGGCAGAGATCAAAGATATCAATGCAGAAGAAAATGAACTCACAAAAGAATTTATGATTGAATTCAGGGAAGTTGAGGCAGAGTACTGATGTCGCTGTTTAAACGCTCTTGTGGAATCCACCAAGAGTCTTTGTTCCAGAAGTCTTCAGTCTTCGCGTCTTTGCCACTGATCCAACCCTTGATCTCATAGAGAAGTTCATTGTGCGCGATGACGAGAATGTAGTTGTCTGATTCGCTGTCTGGCTTACGTACAATCAGATGTGCTTTTGGATGGGCAGAACTACGCACTTGCATATCTGCCCCAAGGTCAGCTTCCTTACCAACGTTTACAGAAAATCCCCAGTACTTTCCAAGGTGTTTTGCTAACGCCATTTCGGCTGCAGCACCCTGAATATCTGTCTCCCAATAGGATGTTCTAGCTGTGAACTTCTTGCTGTGAAGTCCACGATCAATTGACTCAATACGTCTATCAACCCCAACCATAGCCGCCTGTTTCAGTTCGAACTTTGTTAGATTAATAAACATCTGATACCCCTGTAAAAAATGCGGAGAATAAGTGTTCTATTCTCCGCATTAAGTCTTAACCAGTATGGAAGGATGTTCTAAAAAAGGAAAAACAGAACATCCTCAGAAAGGGATATCATCATCCATTTGTGTTGTCATAGGTTGGCTAACGGGATTGTTGGTAACTTCACGAAAGCTAATATTACCAGCAAGATATGCGTTGCCGTTCTTGTCTGCCTGAAGCCAAAGAGATATACCGTTCTTTGGGTCTGACATCATGTTGGTAAACCCAGCTTCGATTGGGCCACTGTAGTGAGGAGCCTTCTCATTGTCAGACTTGGTTGGAAAGATTGCACCAATCTTCACATACACTTCGCTGACAGTCTTGCCCTTGGCAGTGACTGCATCAACGACGACTGACTTAAGTTCAACACCATTGACGTTGATACGCCCAGCCCTTGTAACACTCTCCTGACCGCGTGGTTCAAAGAGAGCGATTTTGTTCGTGTTATCGTAGTTACTCATTTTTTCGACTCCATCAATTCTGTTTGCATTGTTTCTAAATCTTTTTCTAACATATCGTACCTTTTTCTCCAGTAGTTATTTGAATCTCTCCAGCTTTCAAAAGAATGTTTGATATCTCCGAACAGCCTTACAGTAGCCCAGATACCCATAACAATCCATGCAACTTCCACTAGATTACCCGTATTGGCAATTGTAATCATTTTTTCGACTCCAAACGTAGCTTTGTTGACTCTGCAGTTTTAGTGACGTGCTCGAAGAGTGACAAGTCTGCCTCACCAATCTTCATGATAGTTTCAGTGTTATCCCCAACAAGTCTTTCGTATGATGGAGTGTCAGGGCATTTCTCTAGCTTAGAGATAAAAGACTTAGCCCACTCGTCATACTTCTTTCCAGTGAGAGGAATTGTCCAAGATCCTGTCTTTGGTTTTGTCGGCTGTACAACAGGAGCCGTAACTGGTGCTACTGGTGCAGGTGCTTGTACATGTACAGGTGTCTGTACAGGTGTAGGTTGTGGACGTGGAGCGTTAGGAATGGCTGATGCTGCATTTGCATCGTCATCCTCTGCGGCAACTCCCACGATAGCCATGATTGTGTACCTACGAGCGTAGGTCATAGCAGAGCCATAACCCTGTGGGTCTTGCTTCGTGGATATGATTGGATACACTCCAGATATGGACTGACCACTCTTATGTATCAACGAAGTACGTAGCAAAGTAACACCGTCAACATATTCAGTGGTCTGAACAATGGCTAGATCATTGTCAGCAAGTGGGCCACGAACAGCATCAATTACTGACCCAAGGTCAGCGTACTTAGACTTGAAGAACGGATTAGCCTTGTCCTTCGATACGTTGCTAAGTGTCGCCTGTGCTTTTGCTATTGCTGCCGCGATTAAATCAATTTTAGGTATGTCTTCCATTATATGCTCCATATGTTACTTGCAATGAAACGAGACTTCTCATCCCACCTAAATCCGTTAATGTCTCTGGGTGTGAAAAGTTCGAATAGTGTTTCCCAATCGTATCCAAGTGCCGTCTTAATAGATCTCACTGTAGACTTCAACCTATTCATTCCGGTTGTGTATTGATCTTCCGTGAGTGTGAACATGTCAAACTTCTTTGGTGTCGAGTAAACACACATGATCGGTTTGCCAGTCACATACTGATAGAAAGACATCTGTTCAATGTGAGGCTCCTTCATAGAGGAAGGACATCTCCCAGTAGTCTTCAAATCAATGTCGTATCCTTCAAACTGAAAGTCGATGAATCCAAGGAATGGTACTCCTTCGATTTCACCAACAACTTCTTTTTGAAAGGCAGTGTATTTGCTTTCACCAAGTTCTTTTTTGATGTCAAAGCACGTAGATACGTAAGATGGAATGTCATTGTATTCTTTCAGATCATCTGGAAACATTGGCTCACCTCTTGCACGTATAAACGATCTACATGCAATTAAAACAGTCTGTTCCATTGTCAGATTAAATCTCCAAGACATTGCAAGTGCGTGTTCGACGGACAAACCACGTTGTGCCGCCGCTCCACTTTTCGTTCTGTACTTGTAGTCAGGGTGATGCTTTAGAATCCATAGAGATGGTTCTTCGCGGTACAACTGAATGTCGGACACCGACCCGCGATAATCAAATAAACTCATGTTACCTCCTGCGTTGTTAGGTTTAGTAGCACACTTTTCAGATAAGGCAAACATAAAAATGATCTTGTTAGCCATCTGTTGCGGCATAGTAAAACAAGTGTTAGCGTCCACTGAATGTAAAATTCAGGAGAATTAAATTGGTTAATACATATGATGTTGGTCACCTTCGCAGACTACTTAAGAAGTATCGCACGAAGACACTGATTAAATACTATGAGGGATTCATTTTCTATGATCGTGAACATGATGAAAACGTGGATCTAATTGCAAAGGAAGCTTGGCAGCTTTATGAAGAGGGTTTAGTTCATCTGTTGCAAAAGAGGATTGGTGAATGCGCGTATATATACTACGTTGTTAAACGATGAAATTTCTCAACCTAGAGATTCTTCGTGACATCTTTCCACAGAAGAATACAAAGATAGGCCCAGAAGATACACAGTGTGTTGCCTTTGTCGAATGGCTAAGGAAGGCAACACGCTCAGGTAATGTACGCGCTGTTTGGTTTCATGTACCAAACGAAGGACGCAGATCATGGAAGCAAGGGACACTACAACGTGCAAAAGGATTATGCCCCGGAACACCGGACTACATCTTCATGTGGGAAGGCGGTAGTTTGGCATTGGAGTTTAAAAGCCCATCAGGAAATCAGACCAAAGGGCAACGTGAGTTTGAGAAGTGGTGTGCTCACGAAAATATTCCATACCATCTTGTCAGGTCTTCAACTCAGGCCCAAGATTTAATTATGGGAAATGATCAAATCTGGTTTGACTGATTAGTCTATTCGTGTTTTAAAGTGTCGTACTGAGATTCGGAGTATGACACATGGATAGATTTGAAGAGTTCTGGAAGGCGTATCCATCAAGGAACCCTCACGCTAATCCTAAGAAACCAGCCCATACTGCATTTCTTCGTGCCATCAAGCGTGGTGCGACTGCTGATGCGTTGATCAAGGCTGCTCAGGGTTATGCACAATATGTAAAGTCTCACAGCGTTAAGAGTATGTATGTTGCTATGGCAACAACGTTCCTCAATCAGGACAGGTATGATCAGTACGAAGATCAGAAGAAGCTTGTAACGATGGAAGATATCCTCAATGGCAACTGAACAGGAAGTCGTTGATATCATCATCAAGCCAATGATCTCGTTCTATCGTGCTCCTGATGGAATGAATGGCGACACAGATAAACTCATAGCTGTGAAGACGCAGTTCGTCAGGGCATTGTCACCATACACAACCAGAGCATTGGAAAGTGCATGGGATCGTGTCATCAGTAGACACTATGGTTGGGAATGGCCTACGTTACAGGAAATTGTAAGAGAGGCATCACTATGCAGTTGAAGGCAAAGGAAGTCGCAAGACTTCTCTCTCACAACGGAAGAGTACAAGCGACAGCGGGTGGGTTTCTTACAAACTGCCCCGGCCCGAACCACAAGAATGGCGATAGGAATCCAAGCCTAAATATCACAGAGCGTGATGGCAAGTTGCTTTGGAAGTGCTACGCAGGTTGTGATCAGATGGCTGTCAAAGAAGCTATTGAGAGAAAGGTTCCTACATTGGCAGAGCCTATGGATAAACAGCCTGTCGTACAGGCAACAACAGCCAATATCGACAGGAGCAACTCAAAGGTAAATGAGTACTTCGCGAGTCGTGGTATTGGCGAGGCAACGCTCTACACATTCAGGATTGGTTGGGACAAAGACCAAAAGGGATATGCGTTTCCATACTACAGCGATGGTGAGTTGAAGCACGTCAAGGTGCGTAGACCAGACAAGACTTGGTGGCAGACACCGGGTGGTGGTAAGCACTACTACAACATCGACGGCATTACACCAGACGAACCTGTATACATTGTAGAAGGTGAGATTGATGCCTTGAGTGTCTTCGAGGCTGGGTTTAGTAACGTTATCTCTGTGCCGAATGGTGCAGGTGTATCAGATAAGATACATCCTGAGTTCATCAGCAATTCATTCGGTAAGTTGCAGGACGCAACGAAGATCATCATAGCTGTAGACAGCGATGAGAAAGGTCTTAAGCTTCGTGAGTCCATCGCCAAGATCTATGGGCGTGACAAGTGTTGGTTTGTTGACTGGCCTGAAGGTACTAAAGATGCCAACGATGTTCTCGTTGCTCATGGTCATATGGCTCTCATTGAGTGTTTAAACGAGGCAAAGCCATTCCCAATCAGAGCACTGCAGTCTGCGTCTCAGTACACGAAGGATGTATTCGATCTTTACCATCACGGCAAGGAACGTGGAATGTCCACGGGATATACCAGTGTTGACGAATACTACACGGTAGTGCCGGGTGAATTGGAAGTTGTCACGGGTATTCCTTCGAGCGGCAAGACAAACTGGATTGATCAGATCTGCGTTAATCTATCAGAGCAGTATGGCACGAAACATGCAGTGTGTTCGTTTGAAAATCCTATGGCACAGCATCTGTCAATTCTTGCAGAGAAACGTGCGAAGAAGTCATTCGTTGGATACAACGGTGCAAGGATCAACGAGTATGAATTGAGTGACGCCATCAAGTGGATCGATGAACACTTTGTATTTATTCGCTTTGATGATGACACTGCACCTACGGTAGACGCCATCTTGGAACACGCACGTGTGGCGAAGATCAGGTACGGTATCACAACACTCGTAGTAGATCCGTGGAACTATATCGAACAAGCTAGGAAGTCATCACAGAGCGAGACAGAGTACACGTCTGAAGTGCTGTCGAAGCTTAGGATATTTGCACAGAACTATGACGTTCACGTATGGTTAGTTGCACATCCACCAAAGCTACAGAGGGACAAGGATGGACAGATCAATGCACCGACCGGATACGACATCTCAGGGTCAGCCCACTTCTACAACAAGGCAGACGTGCTTACTGTCGTGCATCGTAATGCAACAGTCGCACCACAGAATGTCGAGTTGATATGGAGAAAGGTACGCTTCAAGATGACTGGTACACCCGGTCACATCATGGTGAGATATAACCTTGCTACTGGATGTTATGAGGACAATCATGGATAAAGTTGATTTAATGTTGAGACTTGCTAGTCTTACATCGTCGAAGAGTGACGACCCGAAAAAGATTATCTCTATCATGGGGCCAGTGTTGCCAATGCCTGACGAGTTTTTGACAGTTGAAGAATTCAACGAGGCACGGATTGAATGGAATAAAAAGATGCAGTCTTTGATTGAAAGTGTGCAGAGACTAGAAAAACTAAAGGGGGATTGACCCCCTTAGTTTCTTCGTGTGTGGTCAGCTTGAAGCATTAACAATACTTCATTTGGTATTCTTCCTATTGGTGATATGAAAGAATTAAGTGACTGTAGGTTAGCTATGTAACCTATGTCTTCAGAACTATCACCTATAATCGCATTGGCATATGCATTGTATAGCTGACTAATCCTGAAGTCATCTGTCGTACTCATTATTAGTTTAGTTATGGCTTCATTCCATCTCAGCAGTGGGCCATTGAATGTCTTCACATAATAACCTTTATTAGATTCGTCGTAGCCAACGTGAACAGTAATATGTTCTATATGTGATGGTACTCTATACTCACTCACCTTCAAGTTCCTTTATGTATACATTCACTCACCTTCAAGTTCCTTTATGTCTACATAGAAATGATTGCTGTAGAAACTTGCCGAATGTGTTTTATCTTTTGGATATCCTTCTGACACCATCCAGTCAATCATACTGTCAGGCACAGGATTGGGGACAGGCTTAGGGAAACCGTACTTCCATCCAGATGGCGGATCTACCATATGAACTAGGCTGTGATTTTCAGGATGCCTATCGTACTTGTGCGTAGACTTGTTCTTGAGTGGAATCTTCTTCGCGTTAGACATGGTTTTGTTTACGCTTTTAATCGCCAACATTGCTACTCTCCTTGCGTTGCTGTTCCAGATGATTGTCAAGGATCAGACTGATTTCTTTCTCAAGTTCACTATATCTCTCTTCTTCCTGCCTTGACATAGGCATAATACCAAAATCATCAGCCATTAAATAACACAAAGTTATAAACTCATCTAGCATCGGATTCATTTATTCGTCTCCATAACTATTTCAATTAGACCACAAGACGCCCACATTATAAAAAATATGCCAAGACCAATATACCAACTGGTAGCATACCCAATCAAAAAGCATCCCCAAACTGCAAACAGTACACTAATTATAAGTTTTAACATAAGTTGACTCATCATATTAGATCCTTTCCTGTCAAGATTTCCAACACAAAACTAATAATCAATACTATAGTTATTCCCCAAGACAATCCTACGGAAACATATACTATTGTTTTAATGTATCTTTCACTCATTGGTATCTCCAAGCAAAGCACGTGCAAACTGCCGGACATAATTAGGTACGCCAACTTCATCGCTGTCCGCTATACACCATAACCCTCTTCTCATGGTGTCAAATTCTTTTGCTGTATCCCAATATCTAGTCCAATACATTCTGCTTTGCGTTCGTAACAGTTCAATTTCGGCGGCGGCTTCATGTGCAATATAATCAAATGGTGGCTCGTTATATTCACGTAAGCGTTCAACAATGTCCGTCATATCAAAACCTTTCCGCACCGACCATGCGTTGTACTGTAAGTTATGTCAGCTTGACCGGGAAATAATTTGTTGTTTTCGACATAGATTTTTGCCCACCGCCATGCCATACAGTCTTTGGAGATGCAGTTGTCCATGCCATAGTATGGGCAGATTTTATTTTCCGCTTCTTTTGGCGTGACGTAATGTGGATTGTTATTCATTTCAGATACCATCACTCTTTCCCCTTCACCAAGGGAACACCAGACTTGCTATACCTGACGGATACTATTTTAATTAGCCTTTGCTCCCTAAACATTTTCATCCCAAATAAAACTTTCCCCTTCAGTATGATATGATCATTATCCATCACTCAGTTCCCATCCAAGTTATCACCACGATCATCAAGACGTGGGCCTTTATCGTACAATGTTCCTGCTATCGCGGTGACAACGATCTCATATGTCATGTCGTTAATTTCGCGTTCGCTATATTCGTCGCCGCTGTTGTGCAGATTATATATCTTGTCTAGCCCCTTGCGGTATCGGGCTGCCATCTTCGACAGATTATCGATGGTTTTTACGTCTCCCATAGCATCATCCTGAAAAATTTTAAGTTGCAACTTCATACGGTCATACTCACTCTTCAAATAATCATAGTGCATTTGTAAGTCTGTATTTGCTAGGCGTAGTTGCTCAATCATATCGGCGGCTAACTCGCCAAGTATGAAAGCGTCAAGGTCAGAGGTTGTTGATTCGCGTAGTAGTTTAATGATGTCCATCACTACGATTCCTTTTCAAAAACACAGAATTATATATCCGTTCCAAGCCATTCTTATGTGGGTGCTTATGAATCCATTGACCTGTGTAAGGTTCGAAGTGTTCTCTGAAAAAATCATCCATCACCTCATTACCTGTTACCACCTGAACATTAACCATGTCAGCAAGATTGTCAAATTCTGAATCCGTCATAATTGAATCGTCGCGTAATTCATAGGCATAAGCTGCTACAGATAATCTAATTCTATTACGCCTTTCAACTTCAACGATGTCCATCACGCTATCTCCTTCCATCGTAATTCAAAGAACACTCGCAACATAAACCTCGTTAGCCATCGCGGTTTGTAGTATACGGCGATATTAATTTTGGTCGGGGCAAAATAAAACCATCCGACCGGATCTGGTCCTGTGTTAAGAATATACTCCATCGCTATATGCTTGTCAGACATCAGTCATCCTCCAATGCGTTTTGTGCAATCCTTGTCACGGTTGTCATAGGTGGGACACCGAACTCAGGGTCGTCACTCATACTGGCAATTCGGTATAGCACTTGCCTTAGCCGTTTGTTCTCTTTTACAAAAGTATCCATCAATTCAAACTCTAGTTTTTTATCTTTCCGTAGCTTGATGATCTCATCTGCCGCCTCGGCACACCACTCAGCTTCTTGGCTCCAGCTTATGTCAACGGTTCTTAAACGGTCAACTATGTCTGTCATCGTTCTTCTCCTACTGGTTCATTATATTTAGCCACGATCATTTCAATCTGAAACATAATCCACTCATACGCCTTCAAACTATTCTCAAACTCTGGATGATTGTAAATAAACTCAAGGAAATCCATTAGTTCCTTGATCCACTCAACGGCTACTTTCTTCTTAATCCTTAACAGTTCGATCTCCTCGGCGGCTTTATGGGAATACTCTGCCAACTCCCCCATGCTTACGTCATGCGGGTCTTCACACCAATCTCTCAAGCGTTCAACAATATCTGTCATTACATTCCTGCTCTTCCTGCTTCCAAGCCATCATCATAGCCATCTTTGAAGCCATCTTTATAACCAATGTCCTCACCGTCTCCATGTCCACGATTATAGGAACGACTGGACTCTGCTTCTACCTCCTTTTGCAACTGCTTGATCTCTTCTCGTGCATCGCTAAAGGCGTTCGACATATTTTTGATTTGCTTTTCCAATTCAAAAATCAAATCGTCCATGTCGTCGCAGTGGCCTGTCGCCAGTCCATTTCGGAACATCATTTGAGCTAATTTTTCGGTGTCATCCATCACTCACTCCTGTTTCTGTAACGCACCGCAGGAACTCTTGCGTTTGCCATTCGCGTTCGTCTTCCCATGCGGCACATGCGGCAATTGGGGCGGCTCTTGCGGCGTTGCATAGGGCGGCTCTTGCGGACCTCGCGGCAAACCATATTTCGTCCCCTGCGTCAGCCCTTGCGGTATCCCCTGCGACCATAGCGGCATCCCTTGCGGAACTTTCGGCAGCCCTTGCGGCCCATACGGCGGCTCTTCCGGCGGACAACTCCTTTTCGGTCGCTTTTCCGTTTGCGTATCGCTCCGCAATATCAATCGCGTTTTTTACGCTAGGATGGGTACTTAGATGCTCAACCCGTCGAGCGTATGCAACCATCAACAACCGCCATTCTTTTGCGTATTGAGGTTCAGCGCGACAGCACCATAGCGCATCGTCCAGCCCGTTGATTGCAAGGATCGTCGCAAACGGCAGTGCCGCATCGTCCGCAGATGTTTTACCAAGTCCGGCGAGTAAGTTTGTCCACCCGTCTTCGCATGGTGAGTGTTCACGTATTCTGTTTAATGTCGTGGTAATCATACCTTCTCCTTTAATTTTTTTATTTTTCCCAGAAGCCAATTAACCCCAGACAAAAATATCGCGACGATAAAGGTTACAACAATCAAACCGATAACCAAACCGACAAGCCAAAATAGTTCCGCAAAAAACTTTGCCATCCAAAACCAAATTTCATCCATCACTCTTTCTCCTTACGAGTTATCACGATCCCAAGTAGTAGAGGCGAGATGCAAATTACTGCTATCCCAATATACTGTAATAAATCCATCATCACGCTTTCTCCTTAAATTCAGCGATTGATTTATCAAACTCTTCATGCGAGAACTCAGGTGATAACCGCATCATGTTTACACGAAATGCAGCAATCAAAGTACCCTGAACCCTTTGTAATCGTTCGATCTCTTTCAACATGCTCAACAAAACTTCATTCACTGGCAACGGCGGCGATGGTGGTACACTCCAATCCGTAAGGTCTTGCGGTGTACTATATAAGAATTGTGCGTTAGAATTTAGTAATTTTACAAGAGGTTTGTCACCATAATCCATCACTCTTTCTCCTTCAGTTCACGAATAGACTCTGAAATCTCTCGTGCCCAATAGTTCTTGGCATCGTTCGCACTCCCGCCAAATCCTTCGGCATCAAGCGCGGCCTCTTCGAGAATTTCATTGCGTGATTTCCGCAACCGCTCAATCGTATCGGCGGCTTTATCTAGCATGTTACCCAACTCAAGACGCGCTTCTCTCTTGTATTGCCGCTCTTCCTCGTATGGGTCTTTTCTCAAGTCATCAACGATATCCATCTTTCCCCCTATCACAATCATATCAAGATAATCCCATATATATTTTACCGTCCCTGCTGCATCGTCAATGACTATCATCATGGGTGGGCGTCCTTCATAACAGAAAACCAATCAGCGTCCCCGTTTTTAAGAAAGTTCCTTATTGCTTTCGCGGCTTGTGCTGGTGTTACTGATATGTAACTGTCTGAAAGAACTCTCCAAAAGTCTTCATCTTCACTACCGCTTTCAGCGTCTGCAAAATATCTACCAAATGGTGGGTAAAATAATTCATTTAGTTTTCCTCGTTGCGAGTGAACATACAGGTCTGCTCTTTCTATGGCATTATCATCATAAATAATTGAGCCATCTTCTGTTGCTACTGGTTCTTCCTTATTCATAAGCCAACACCATCCACCGATACAAGCGACTGTTCCGCAATTGTAGTCGCTGTTTGCAGAAACTTCTAAATTAAAGTTTCTTTGATGAGATTTTGGTGGTGCGTCAATTTCAGTTAGGAAAACACCTGTGTTATACCAAGCAAAGTTTGACTTAGTATGGACTAACTCATTTGCTTCTAACATTTCTGCTACAGCTAACAGTGCTTTCCGCAAACCTTTTTTAGTATCTAAATTGATCGTAATCATTTTACTTCTCCTTCTGTCATGACAGAATGCCAATCGGGGTTACCGTCCTTGAGGTAGTTTCGTATGGCCTTCGCGGCTTGTTCTGCGGTTACTTTGTTGTAGTTATCTACCAGATCATCCCACAACAACCAGTTTTCATCATTTTTATCTTTATCCGCTGCATCAGCGTACTCTTGAAACGGCGGGGTGAATTAGGG